TAATAGCACTGTTATTAGTGTATGGACTTGTCAAAAATCAACTTCACAAAATGTTGCAAGACTTATTTATTTGGAAGAAATCAGTCCTAGAACAGGTGGACATGATATTCCATACCAACGTGAGCGTATCATGGATATTGCTCGTGGTTTCGGTGCTGATAGGCTTATTATTGATGCGACAGGTATGGGTGGCGCGATTGAACAAGATATAAGGGTGGCGAGTATAGAAAGTGGTATACAGTTTATACCATTTATTTTTACAGGTGGAGCGAAAGGTACTAAAACTCAGGTGTACAGAGACATGGTATCATATTTACAAAAACAACAAGTAGTTATCCCAGACCCAAAGGATTTACCTCCGAATGAGGCAAAATTAGTCAATAAGTGGTATAGAGAGCATGTAGATTTAGAATATACAATGGATGCAGCTAATAAAACTGAAAAAATATCTGCTCCTACTGGTAAACATGACGATTATTGTGATAGTACAGCTATGGCGTTGCATGGTGCGTTGTCAATGTTACCTATTTCAGGTAATTTTGCTGCAGTATCTATGCCAACGAAGCGTACAGTTAATAAAACTGATGTTGGATGGACAGGACAAGGTGTATTTACATCTAGAAGAGGACAAAATCGCTTGAATAAACACACTCCGGGAGGCATTTGAGCGAAAGCTTTATATACTGTGCCCGCGTTATAGGTATTGATAGCCATGCCTCTACGTGATTATCTGCCCTTTGGCAGAAGAAGAGAATTCGCAAGTGTTGGTGAAAATCCACCTTTTAGTAAGGACAATCCAAGAAGTTTTGGAGCAGGCGTTATAAAACGCATCAAGCTTCAAAATAACTCTAGGATGGGAGGCTACGGTGGTGGAGCAAACAAAGAACCACAGATAGGAGATTATAGAACGTACATGAATGTGTATCTTTCTGACCCTATTATAAGAACTTTGATAGATTTACCTTGTATATACGCAGCGAAGGATGGTTACGACATTGTAACTGACGATGACGCAGAGCGCGAGGCTATCACCAATTTTTTTGATGAGATAAACATTGACCATATAATATACTCTTGGTTACGTAATGGTAGAATCTTTGGAACAGGTTATCTAGAATATACTGGGGATAATTTAGTTTTGAGGTCGTCTCAAAATATGTATGTACAAAGAGACCCATCTGGTCAGATAATGTATTACTATCAAGACGTAGGAGACGACAAAGAGAATGTTAGATTTGAAGAACAAGAAATTATTGAGTATAAAAACAATCCATTTGATGATTATGCTTACGGCCTTAGCGACATTCACCCAGTATTATACTTGGTTGACCTTAAGGATTTTGCCGAGAGGGATATTGGTGCTGCTCTTAACAAGTACGCCTCCAGTAGGTTTGATATATCTGCTGGTTTACCCGACATGCCTTATGGCCCAGACAAAATTAATGAAATTGTTGATGCATTCAACTCATTAGAACCCGGCGAAGATATTATTCATGGTAATGATATAACTATCAAAGAAATGCAGGGTACACAAAGAGCATTTGAATACGGTAAGTATACAGATGACATTTTAAAGAAAATACACATAGCACTAAAAGTTCCGGTCACTATGTTTGATAAACCAGAACAAGCACGTGCTATATTCGAACCTTACGTGAAACATTTACAAAGTGCAGTAGAAGCAGCTTTGAATTCACAACTTATGCCACAACTTGAAAGTGGCAAAGCTAAATTTTCATTCCGTCAAATAAATGTGGCAGATTCGTTCACAAAAGCTAAGACGGACATGATATATCTATCAGAGGGAGTTCTTTCACCCGGTGAAGTTAGATTAGAACGTGGTTTAGACCCAGAAGGAGTTGTTGAAAAACAACCTACAGCTGAAAACGCTAATCTATCTGGTGGTAAAGACCAAGACAAGACAGAAGAATCTGTCCGTGTCGAAAACAGAAACCTAACAGGAGACAGAGAAGCATGAGCAACAATAAGTACGAAGAATGTCTAATTGACCTTGCCCCAAGACTTAAAAAGAAAGGTGTAGAGGAATATCATGACATGGCTGCAAAACTATGCAGAATGAGAGTGGACGAAGGTACTGTTAGAGAATTCGCAGTACCAGAAGGTAAAGCCGAAGACTCAAAACGTACATTTGCCTTAGCATTAGAAAAACCTTTAACTATTGGTAAAGAGACTATAGACTATCCGGTCATAGCCATTACTTCAGGAGTACATGATGAAGAAGGCGACCAGAAAGTTTTCATAGAACCTTCAATATTAGAGAATAATTTAGAAGCTTTTAATGAGCTTCCAGTTTACTTTAATCACCAGCGAACCGAAGAAGACTTAATAGGCAAGGCTATCAATCCAGAGATTATTGAGTTGGATGATGGTAAAACTGGTATTAAAATGTTAGCTAAAGTCGATAAAGACGCAGCTAAAACAAGTGAAGTGTTAGGAAAGTTAGAAAACGGCGATATGACACATGTTAGTATTGACTGGTTTTCAAAAGACGTTGACGTTTTAGGAGAACCTTTTGCTACGAACATTCGTCCTATCGAGGTGAGCTTCATTGATAATGAAACTCGAACACCCGTTTGTGAAGCATGTACAATTGAAGGGGAATGTGAAAGTAATGATGAACACCGTGAATTCGGTGACAAAGAATCTGATTGTGGTGGCGCCTGTGGCGGCCATGAGGAAGATTCATGTGCCTGTGAAACACACGGGAACAACAGCGAGGTAGAAAATATGGCTGAAGAAGAAAAAACAATCGTATCTGAAGCAGAGACTATCACAGAGCGTGAATTCGCATCTATGAAGTCTAAGCTAGAAGACATGACGACATCTTTCGAAGAATTGAATACCAAGCACGAGGAAGCCCTTGCTCTAGTGAAGAAATACGAAGACAAAGAAGCTGAGAGAGTCGAAGAAGAACTCAAAGCAAAGAAAATGTCTTTAGTAACTTCAATTCTAGAAAAAGAGGCAGCTCTTGGAAAACTCGAAGAGGACAACAAGGATGCTCGTGTTGAGGAACTCAATGCATGGGATGACGTTAAGCTAGAAGGATTCAGCATCGCTATGGAATCTATGCCTGTACCAGAAGAAGCAGAACGCACTTTCGGAAAAGGTAAAGCCCATGACGCTGAAGAAAGCCCAGTAGAAGCAGAAGAAGTCCCACGCATGTTCGCTATGAAGGATGGACGAATCTCTTTTACAGGAGAAAAAGAATAAGTAGGTAAAAAATATGGCAACAGAAATATTAGTAAATGATGGTGGTGCACCAGCAAGAATTATGAATCTTGGAAACGCTAATGCAGCTATTGAAGCCGGTATGTTCGTTGATATCAACAGCAGCGGTAAAATAATTGCAGCAACCGATGACCAAGAAGCATCATCTTCTGGAGAGAAAGTTTCTCTAGGTGTTCTATTAGTAGACGCAGTAGCAGGAGCTCCAACCTCTATCATAACAGGAAAAGGTATCGTCTGTAACGTACAAGCTGCAGAATCTATCACAACCGGTCAAGAGTTAACAACCGATGACGCAGGTAAGGTAGAACCAACAGCTGATGCAGACGCACACAGAGCAGTAGCAATTGCTCTAGCAGCCAGTTTTTCAGGAACTGATTCAAGTGGTAACGCCACAACCTTTGTAAAGGTATTGTTGATTTAAGGTGATTTATTATGGTTACAACTAAAGAAGGAATATTAACGACACAAGGTGTAGGTAGCGGAAGCACACAAGCAAACCGTGTTCTTGTAGATTACAAGGATGCACTTCAAGACTACAGAGTAACAGCATTACCTGTTGTCGAGATGTTTGCGGAAAATTTCACAACTGAAACTGGTGGAGATATAGATATCACGTTCGCAAAACAAAGCATGAATATGGAACAGATTGAAGAAGGAACAACTCCTAAATTCCAATCTACCGATTTACGCAACGAACGTGTAAGCGTAAAAGAATGGGGTATCGCCGTTGGTGTTACCCGCAGGATGATTGAAGATTCAAGATTCTCTGAAGTAGAACTTGCATTGAACGAAGCACGAAGAGCAGTTGACAGACACGTCACCAGCCACATGGTTAAAGCTTTATTCGGTGTAGCAGATTCCACTTTCGGAACTGGTGTCGACGATTCAGGAACTTTGAGAGACATTAACAGCCACGCAAACGTAGATGCAGAAGCTGAAATCACAGTCTTCTCAACCAATCCACACGGTGCTTTCTTCGGAGAGACACCCGGAACTGCAGCATCTGGACAAGATGTAAGACTTGTAGACTATGGTTTGTACACAGCAACTGAGTACAACGCTATGGGAACCAACAACGGTTCACACTACATATCTTCAGCTTCTTCTGCTGGAAGTTCATCCACAGCTGAGTTGGTCCTAGGGGACATTACAACCGCTATGGAATTGATTGGAGCAAAAGGTTTGAATGCTGACACAATCTTAATTTCACCATCCCACTACAAATTGCTATTAGACTTAGCAGACTTCACTGCACCTTTCACATCAGCAGCTGGTACAACTACCGCTGACTTCGGTGGAAAAGGTGGATTGGAATATGTCGACAGCGTAGCACGAACTGGAATCGTTGGACAATTATACGGCCTTAACGTTATGGTTAACGCTTACGTCCCAATGACCAAGTTCGGTGTTTTCGACATGTCTGTCAAACCTATAGCTTACGTAGAAAGACGCGGAATGACCGTCGAGGAAGCAAACCCCGGTTTCGGAATCGTTGGTTCATACATGTCTATGAGATACGGAATGAAGATTATCAGACCAGAAGCTGGTGTAATTATTACATCCGCTTAGATTGAATAATCTTTATAGCTGAATAAACCGTTCGGGCGGCTACGGTAGAATCAAGTCGCCCAACTTTACAAAGGAGAATATATGCCTGCAAAAAAAATAGGAAAACCACTTGGCGGCGTTGGAGCCGAACGCATGAGAAAGAGAAATTATTCTCTTGTATTAGATGACAGGCTAATCTCAAAACAATTCGTTACAGCCAAAGCTGATGCTAAAGTAGATAACACTGCTTTTGCTTCTAGTTGGGCTACAGATGAAACTACAGCACCTACTAAAGCTGCTGTTTTTAACAAAATTAACTCTCTAAGTGTAGATACATCTCCATTTACTACAGAAGACACTGATGATACTTCTTCTAAAGTTAAAGCATTCAGGTCAGGTAATTATGGCTTTGGTGCTGGCGCTAGTATGACTTTTGCTTCAGTGACACATAAGGTAACTATAGGTGGCGATTTGAGAGTAGGAGCTATCAATGGCTCAAACAAAGATATTTATTTAGATGATGGAGTTGTACTATACAAGTATGACTCTGGTGGTAGTACAGCTATGCTTACACTTGACAGTAGTAATGGTAACAAATCCGCTCAAAAGTTTGCTATAGGCTCTACTAATCCCTCGGTACCTCTCGAAGTAAGCTTATCTGGCTCTAATGCCACATTGAGCGATGGTACTGGTATAGCTCAGTTTGGAGCTGACAGTGGAGCTAACTTAGGTATAGATGCTAATGATATACAAGCAAGAAGTGGTGGAGCTAAACAAGACCTATATATCAACAGGCTTGGAGGAAGTGTAATATTAGGTGGAGACACTAATGATACTATAACCTCAAAAGGACATATGGTTGTAGAGGGTAATTTAACTGTAAGTGGAACTGCTACTGCTATAAACACAACACAAACAACTATTAACGATAATATTATTACATTAAATAATGACGTAACTGGTACACCTAGTGAGAACGCAGGTATAGAAATAGAACGTGGTGACTCTGATAACGTAGCACTACGTTGGAACGAATCTACAGACAAATGGCAAATCACTACAGACGGTAGTAGTTACGCAAACATTGCAACTGGTGATACAACACATGACGCAGTTACAATAAACAATCAAGGTACTGGTCTATTATCTCTAAGCACACAAGCTATAACAGTCAACGACGTTATGGTTAAGAATACTGGAGATACAATAGGTGGTCAACTAACTATAAATAATGATGGTGCAACTGCTTTATCTATCTTAGGGGCTAATAACTCAGAAGGTAGTGCAGTGGATATAGATGGACATTTGTCAGCAACGACAAAATCTTTTAACATACCACATCCGATACACGAAGACAGACGTTTAGTGTATGGATGTTTAGAAGGTCCAGAATATGGTATGTACGCACGTGGAACCGACGTTATAGGTGATGGAAATGAAAAAAGAATGATTGGTATAGAATTGCCAGACTATTGGTTTAAGATGGTTGGTAAGGATTATACTATATCTTTAACACCACATGGTAATTATAACTTGTGGATAGGGAAAAAAACAGAAGATGGCTTTTATGTTATGACTGATACAAAGGCAACAGCAACTTTTGACTGGAGTGTGATTGGAGGAAGACTTGACGCAAAACTGGAGGTAGAACCATATGCCTGATAAAGTAACAGTAACACCCGCAAGCGGAAAACTAGAATTCTTTAACGACGATGGCACTGAGATAGCTTCTATCGAGGCTGAGAATGTCACAGGAGATTCTAGTACAGATAGAGTCAAATTAGATGGAGTGAGAATGGACGGAGGGACTTTCTAAGAAGGTGAATAAATATGGCAAACGTAATACAATTTAAACGAGGTAACGACTCAGCTAGAGGCTCGCTGAGTACACCGGCAGACGGTGAACCTATCTATGTAAAGGATACTAATAAACTTTTCATAGGTGACGGTACTACCGCTGCAGATAGTCTTAGCGCATTGGGTGGAGACATCTCATTGGCTAACGGCTCAGACAATAGAGTAGTTACTGCAACAGGCTCAGCAGCCCTGAACGGAGAAGCGAACCTTACGTTCGATGGTTCAACGTTAGCAGTAACAGGCGACGCTACAGTTAGTGACGATTTAGGTTTAGTATCTGACGATGCAGAATTAACATTCGGTGCAAACTCAGAAGTTAAACTTATACACAAACACAACGAAGGATTAATATTAAAACACACAGCAACAGGAGATGATAAACCAGTATCTTTGATTTTACAAACTGGTGAAACAGATATAGCTGCAGATGATGTTCTAGGTAAACTAAGTTTCCAAGCACCTGATGAAGGTACTGGAACAGACGCTATACTTGTAGCAGCTGAGATAGCTGCAATATCAGAAGGAGATTTTGCAGCAGATGCTAACGCAACATCTTTACATTTCAGAACAGGTTCAAGTGCAGCCGCAGCTGATAGACTTATATTAACTAGTGCAGGACACTTAGTGCCTGCAGCAGATAACACATCTGACTTAGGTACATCTTCAACTGAATTCAAAGATGGATACTTTGACGGAACATTACACTGTGACGTTCTGGATTTAAACGGAACTGAAATCACAGCAACTGCCGCTGAGTTGAATATTATGGACGGAGTTACAGCTACCGCATCCGAACTTAACATTATGGACGGTGTAACTTCTACAACTAGTGAACTTAATATCTTAGATGGTGTGACAGCAACTACAGCCGAACTTAATTTGGTTGATGGTGGTACATCAAGAGGTACAACTGCAGTAGCAAACGGAGATGGTTTCTTACATAATGATAATGGAACCATGAGAATGACTAATGTCAGTAAAATGGCTGACTTATTCGCAGGTACTGGTATAGGTGCATCTAATGCAGTCCTATCTATAGATGCAGCACAGACAGGTATAACCTCTTTG